GGAAAAAATCCGCACTCGAGAAAGTACCCCCGGCCGCGGTAACGATATCCTCGACGATCGCCGATACGCGCGTCCGGGTTATTATGTCCCGACGTGGTACGCCCGCGGGCCATAGCCCCGGGATATAAGGCTCGACCGTTTTAAAATATTCGGTTAGGCCCGTCGTGATATCGGCCTGTACTTGCGAGACGTCGTCGACCGTGGCGATCCCTAAGACCTTAGCATCGAAGCCGGTCCGCAAAATTGCGTACGAATTAACCCCGGCGTTAGCATTGCGACGAGATGCAAGACCGTTTTCGTCTTGCTCGACCATATCAAAAACCGCTTGTAATTGCGCCGCGGTGGGGATCCCGTCGAGGTTACCGGAGCTCTCGACCGTCGCTTCGCTATATAAATCCACTTGTCCCGCTAATCCGGTATACGGGTATACGTTTATAATCCCGGCCGTCTCCTCGCCCCAAAGCTCGTAATCGGCATAGGCGCCGCCTTGCGGTCTCTTTTGAAAGCGATCAATAATTCGTTGGCGGTACGCGTCGACGGTTTCAGCGTCCGCACCGGTTACGGTCTGAGAGTTAACCGAAGCGTCCCGGGCCACGCTTGCGAGCGGGTTTACAAACGAAACCACGGCGCCGGGCTCGAGGTTGCCGATCGTGCCCACGCCTCCGCCGTCGTTTTGATCCGCTACGGCTTTTATCGTTACTTGGACGGTAGGCGCGTTAAGCAGTACGGCCGCTAATGTAATATACGTAACGCCGTTATCGGTGTTAATTAATTGACTCCCCGAGGGTAGCGTCCCGACTTGATCGGTAACGGTTATATCGGTTAAGAGCTCGGCGTTAGTCCCGGCCACGGCGTCGCCGACCCCGATCAATCTCCCCCAAAACGTAAGCGGGCGGACCGATTGCCCGAGGATAGTCGTCTCGTCGTTGCTCGCCGATTGTACGAACATTTGTAAGAAAATATAGCCGCCGTACTTATAGAGCAATACGACGACGGCCGCGACGGCCTTAGCGAGTACGCGGTTAAACGATTTAGGGAGGAGGGGGATCGTCTGATTAAACGAGGCTTCTAATTGCGCTATTATTATCGCGCTTATATCGCTCGTCGTCGGTGTCTGTAAGCTCATTCGTTAGCCTTCCAATTTTCGGTAAATTTAAAATTACTCTCGTCCCCGTCGGCGCGGATCGTAATAGCTAAGCTTAGCAGATTTAACGCCGGGATCGACGCGACGACCTCGATCGAGTTCGCTATTTTTTCGGTCGTAAAGAATTCGAGATCCCTAAGCGCGGCCTCCTCGAGTGCGAGTAGGTTCGCCGAGGTTTGAGGTAAGGACTTAAGTAAGAATTGCGTCTCGCTTCGGTACCGCTTCGAGGGGTCGACCTCGTCGACATTGCCCCACCATTGGAAGGTCGTATCGTCGCCGCCCTCGTCGAGCTCATTACCGCCGAATAACGCAAGATACGCGGCGACCCCAAAGCCCCCGGTCATACCGACGACCCCGTCGACGACCGAGATATCTCCGCCGTTTAGGTCTTGGAATAGGTTAACGTCTCCGACTTGTGCCATTTAATCCGCCTAGTTATTCGGTCCAGTATTGCCCGGGGGCGAGCCCGCGGGGTGGTTATGGCCCGCGATCTCTTTACCCGCTACGGTTAAACTCGTCGCCGCGTCTACACTCGCGGCCCCGGATATCGTACCCGCTACGCCGGATATTACTAAGCCCGCGGTCATTGTAACGCCCGGCGCGGTAATATTACCCGCGGTATCAATGATAACACCATTAACGACAAAATTACCGCCCGCCTCGAGCTCGAAGGATCCGGCCGAGTTAGCTCCACTAATCGACCCGTCGGCGTTAACACTGAAAACCCCCGCGGGGCTCGTTATTACCGCCGACCCGTCGGGCTTTAATAGGATAGATCCGTTAGCGTTAGACGTAAGCGCGGACCCGTCAGATTTAAGCCACGTCTCGACGACTTCGACCCCGGTATCGGCGTCGCGTCCGATAATACGGCGATCCCCGGGGGTGGCTTTCGGTTCGTTAATTATATCCGCGTACCCGACCACGGCTTCGCGTCCGGTGCGATTAGTGCCCACGCTTAGGACGTAATCAGTATTAAGCGGGAAGGCGTCGTCCCCGGGCGCGCCGAAGTGCTCCGCGGTGGCATTTTCTCGGGCGCCGAGATTAACCTTAACGTCCGAGAGTTTAGCGCCGTTTCGTACCGCGCGTATAAATTCTAGTACCTTCCCTACTCGTCCTCGTCCCACGGTAGCGCCTCCGGAATTTTACCCGCTAAGGCGCCGGGGATAATTAGCGTTAAGACCGTGGTCTTACTATCGGGCTCCCGCGAAAATGCGACCGAGCGGATCTCGAATTCGTAGTTAGAATATATCATTGCGTCGTGGGCGTGTAGTCGTAACGTCGTCCCGGGCTCCCATAGATCCCCCGCCGCGTCGCGCCAAGTCGAGACGGCGACGTCGTACGTAACCATACCCGCGAACATTCGGCCCGCTTTCGATTCGGCCGCGGCCTTAGTACCGCCCTCGATTGTATCCGGGACGGTAAAGGTAAACGGCCTAAGTACGCCGTCTAAGTGCGGATTTTTAACGGTAAACGGTTCGCCCGTAACGCCAAGCGACGCGGGCGCGACGGCCGTAACATGACTATAGAAATTCTGAGGGTCGAAATTAGGCGTAACGGTTAGCACCGGCGCGGAGCCTTGTAGTAACGTCGCGACCGGGTTCCCCGGGACGGCGCCTTGTTTGAATAGTAGCGCCCCCTCGTTAGAGCTCGTTACGATGAGGTTACGTTGCTTAGCGAGCTCGATTAAAAATTCGAGGACCTTCCGAGTCGATTTAATAGCCACGCGGTCGAATACCGGGCCGGGGCTCGAGTCGAATTGTACGCCGATCCCGAATAGCGCGGCGAGCGAAGTCGCTATCGCTTTGAGTGTTTGCTCATTAAATTCTAATTGCTCGAGGTTTTTAATACTCGCCGGGGGTGGGCAATCGCCAAGCACGCCGGGCGACGAATAACACGAGACCGATAAGATCTTCCGACGCTCGGCGATTGACGGTACGGGCGAGACCATAGTCCCGGTAAATAGCACGGTCCCGCCGAGTGTTATAACTACGGGTTTATACGCGAAAGGTCGGAAGGTCTCCCGGAAGGCCGGCTCGTCGCCATCGAAAGGCGCCGTAAAATTAACCATATCCATAGCGTCGACGGTGCGGTTAATCGTAACCTTATCCCAAAACCTAAACCGGACGCCATCGATCAAGATCGCGACCTCGTCCTCGTTATCGGCCGGGGCGTCTTGTATCTTGTCAGTCGGGGCGATAGGGTCGACGGGGATCGTAAGCGTCGTACCGGCCGATAGCGGCTCGACGATACCGGGGTTAGCGTTAGAGATTAGGCTCGCTTTTAATTCGGTCCCGTATTCCTTACGAGCGATTATCTCGAAAGTATCGCCGGCTAGTATCTTATACGTAGTAGACAATTTCGCGCCCCCTCGGGAGCTCGAGGATCTCGTCGCCCGTTAACATATTCGACACGATTAAAAAATCGATATTCTCGTCCGATACGCTACCGTATAACTCGGCGCTTAAATCGATAACGGTCCGGTCTCGATCTAAGATAACGCTCCTTTCTTGCTTAAGCGAGAATGATATCTCAACAAGTAGGCCCGCGGCTAACGTCGTCGCGGCTAAAATTTGCTGATAGCTTTCGCCGGTATCGATCGACTCGAGCGCCTCGAAGTTATCGTCGCGCCAAGTGGTAAGCTCGTCGAGTTGCGTAAGCACGGCCACGGCCGCGGCTAGCGCGTCGGTCTTAGTTTCGAATTGAGTATTAACCACGCTTACGATCGAGCCGGCTAGGTAGTTCGAGGCGTATAGGTCCGCGATTAATAATTCGTTAGGGACCTTAGCCGGGTTAACGACCGGGTCCGGAGTCGAGTCCGGGGTTAGGATCGCCGGGGAGCCGTCGGGTCTTTTTATTATCGATTCGGCTAAATTCTTATATCCGTCGAGCCTCGCTTGTATGCTCGCGAGCGCGCGCCCGGGGGTCTTGATTAGCTCGGATATCTGAAAAGCTAACGCGAGCGGCTCGGCGATTAGTACGTCGATCCCGTCGTTAATCGAGGAGGCGATCGACTCGAAGGCGACCGAGACGCTATCGGTCGTATCGGCTATAAATTGTAGGCCGCTTTTAGCTTGGCCGAATAGGTTTAATACTTGGCCCTTAAACGTCGCACGCTCGCCGGCGGTTGCTAGGCTACTCGCCTCCGCCATTTTCTCGGCGCCGGCCGCGGTAAACTTATCGAGCGCGCCGAGGACTTCGCTAGCCGCGTCGACTTGAGGCGTCGGGTATACGAGTCCGGTC